TACCGTATTACTTAGTACAGTAACTACCGAGCCAATAACACCTGTATTTAAGTTAACTACTCTATCTCCTGGAGATATGCCATTTGTTAAAAAAAATGCAGTGCTGTCAACTAATTGATTTACAACCACAGACGAATTGGTTCCACTTTTTAATTTTTTAGGATAACATAAAAGTTTAAGTAACATAAACGACTCATTCCCTGTAGTAATCAAAGATGGGGTATAAAATGTATTTGCAGAAACCTGACTAAGATAGTCTGTAACTAAAAAATATTCAAGTACTTCTGCTATTGGTTTCTCTAAATTAGCGTAATTATCGCCTGACTGCCTCATATTTTCTGCATTTATAATTTTATTATACATGCCAAAATAATCTTCAAATAATTCCATCTGAGCATTTGCCGCATATAAATTAAAATCTGATGGGGATATATACCCATAATTATTCTTATTAAGTATGGATAGCACAGAGTTTCTAACTGAATTTATCATCTGTAAGTTTTTTACAAATATAGCAAAAAAAAAAGGTCAACTTAATGACCCTTTTTTTATAAACTTTACGACAATTCTATTCTAAAATATTTTCAAGCATTTTGAGTATCTCTATACCCTCTTCGCTTTTAAGATATGATGCAACTGCACTATATGGCTCTTCTCCATATGGAACGTTAATCATTCTCTTTTTATTTGTTGAAGTGTTTAACCAAACTTCTTTCATGTTATTCCTAAAATGAAGAAGTTTTTTATCAAAAAACATTCTAACATCTGACTGAAATATCAACATAGGATCATTTACAGTACTCAAAAATTCATTTGGATATTTTTTAGCAAAAACTAATATATCTCTTTTAAGTTCAGATGTTGTTAACAATGAAGGGTCTTTGCCAAATAAGACTCTAGCAACAGTTTCCATTTCCTTTACATCTAGTTTTCTAGCTGAAATTAAAGCATCTACTTCATTGCTTAATTTTTCCAATTCATTAGTAGCATCTTTTTCTTTATCTACTTCAACAAAACTTACGTTATTAAGTGGATGGTAATATAAAAATGCTTGAAGTACTGGATTATTTTTGGGTACATGAAGAAATCCATCTTCAAATATTATAGGTTCTACAATTGCATTACCATCCTGTTCATCCTCAAATGGAGATTTTTGGTTAATGGCATAACGTAAAGGTCTATTTACATTGTTTGCTTCGTCAAACCATAATAATGGGAATCTTTTATTATTTCTTGATGCAAGTGTAAAAGATATTGGAGCTGCACCGCTTTTTAACTTGTAGATTTTATCTACTGGGACTATTTTTATTGTTGTCATTTTATATAATTTAATTTAATTTAAAAAAACAAGAGGGGTTTTAAAGCCCCTCTTGCATATTATTTATTTTTATGCTCCGTAACGGAACAATACAAAGTTGTTTGCACCTAATGTACATACACAACGCTCTGAAAGGAAATTCACCTCCATTGCATCTAAATCGCTAGTAGCTGCACCACCTGCTGAACCTGTGATCCAAGTTTTATATCTACGATCCTCAGTTTGAGATGCACGGTAACGAACGTGTAAGAACGGACGTTTTGCATTTTTACCAAGTATTTGGTCGTAAACAGTAGTTGAACCAGCCGGAACAAGAAGTCCTGTTACAGTTCCAACAGTTGCAGCAGCACCACCTGCATATAAACCGCCACGCATAGTTGGGTCATTAAGATACTTCCAATCAGATTTGTAAAAATCATAACCTCTACGGAATCCTGTAAACCCAAGATTTAAAGCCATAGTGGCATCATTGTTAAACAAACCATAAGATGTACCACCAGCACCATAACTATTTTGTGCGGCAAGCATATCATCAATATCAAAAGAAAAAGCACGATTAACAAAAATAGCGTTTTCTTCAATTGAACCTTGCTTATCTAAACGGCTAACCATAGAATCCCAATCAGATAGAGTAGTTGGATTACCACCACCCCATACATTACCACGATTGTTTACAACGTAGAAGATACCTTCAGAACCTGCGGTACCTGCTTGACCTGCAACGCCTAATACACTTATTGCACCTGAACCTACTTCAGCAGGAACAGCTTCAATCATTGCGGTTTCTAAGTAGTCTTCAAAACGCAAACGAGTTTCGTGTTCTGATTTCATATACCAAAGGTATCCAGTGGCACCATTTTCAGTAGTCACTTCAACCCATCCAATTTGAGCCATATCAGAACCGTTTACAGCATATTTATCTTTTAGGATAATTGGTTTATTTTCAAAAAACTCATCTACAGCTTCCAAAGAGCCAACCATACCGTTAGTTCCTTTTTTAAATTCAGAACCATAAATCCATACTGTAAGAGTTGCTGTTACTGGGAAATTTTGTCCACCTGCCTCGTAGTAGGCAACTTCAAATGTCTTTGCTGTACCTGCTGATGCAACAACAGTAACAACAGCTTTATTTGATACACCTGTTGCATTGTCAGATAGATATACTGTTTGACCAACACGAATTGCAATAGCTGTAATACTTGGATCAGTTACAGTAATGGTTGCTGTATCTAAAGTAACCGCTGCACTTGTAGCACAATTTGTATATTTTGTATGCAAACGACCTTGTTCTGCCCATTTTATCATGTCAGAGTTAGATGGCATTTCGGCACCAACCATACGCAAGAAAGATGCTATGGTACGATTACCATAACGCTCAAATTCTTTTTCGTATGTGTCAGGAAGATACTGATCTAAGAAATTGAAATCAGTAATATAATTTGTTTGTAATGGTACTTGTTCAGAACTTGGCTGAAGTTGGTACCCAGGAGAAGCTAATATGCTCATGATTTTTTAGTTTTTTTTTAAGTTTTTAATTTTTATTTATTTTACACTGCGAATTTTTAAACCCCTTCCGGAATCATTATTTAACGCCTTTACTTGGAATCCATCTTTTATCACTATTTCAGGTGTTTTTCTTTCAGACATATTAATATTTTTTATCTGTTTGGTAACATCCTCGGTAGCATCTGACTTTCCTTGCTCATAGAAGTACTTGGCAAATTTTTCTGGATTCATTGCTACAGACAACGCTCTATGGTACCCAACTGCATCCTTTATTAGTCCACTATCGTCTAAGAATTTATTGATAAAATTCATAGGTGTTGATTGAACTTTTTTAAGTTCTGCTGAATCTAGCGGCAAGTATTTAAATGTTTTACTATCCAAATTAAAATCAAAACCTTTGAAATCATTTGTAAATAGTTCGTCTGTTTTTTCATCAAACCATCTGCTCTTGCGGCTATTCTCCTCTTCTAGAGTTTTTGCCTGACTTATATATTGCTTATAAGACTCTAATTCTGCCTTGTCATCTTCTGAAACAAATCCCTGACTTGACTCAAGAGGGATTTTATACATTTCTTTTTGATTTTCAAAGTATTTCTTAGCTTCTGTAACTGCCTTTTTCTTAGTAATTTTTTTCTTTTTTATAATAGAATCATCATCATAATCTTCATCATATTGATAATCCTCCATCATCGCATCAATATCTTCTATATCTAGTCCATCTTGAGTTGCTATTAAATGTTCTCGTATAAGTTCATCATTATCAACATTACTATAGTCTTTAGATATTTTCATAAAGTCTTCGTAACTACGTCCAGTTTCTTTTCTGTATTTTAAATATACAGATATATCTTCAGGCAGTTTCTCAGACTCTTCCTTTGGTGATATTAAATCATCTATTGACTTTAATTCTTTGTTATATTTTTTACCAAGATAAGAAAGAACGTCCTCTTCCTTTATTTCGTTTTGGATAACTTCCGTTGCTATTACTTCAGGGACTTGTTCTACAATTGTCTCTTCTATTTTAGTTTGGTGTTCCTGTAGTAATTGGGCTTCAATCTCTTGAGTGCTTTTTGTTTCTACTAAGCCTACTTCTTTTACTGTAAATGCCATTATATTTAATTTAATTTATTGCAAATTTATATAAAATTTTAACAATTCCACTTTTTTAATGAAAGAGCTTTTCTTGTAGGTCTCCCCTTTTCATCTTTCATAGGTCCAGGCATCCCCGACATTCTAGCACAAAAACTCTTTCTTCTTTTAGCATCTTTGCTATCAGGGTCAAGTTTTGATGGTTTAGTTGTAACAGCCATCTGAAGTTTACTTCCTGGGTTTTCTTTCCTATAAGAGGCAACACCTTTGGCGTTTAGACCGCCACTAGCTGATTTTCCCTCTTTTCTTGTCCAAGCTGGTGTCTTTGCCATTATTTTTTACATTTAATCTTTTTTTCTTGTTTAAGCATTTCTTTAGTAGGTTTTTTACCAGAACCTTTATTGTCTCTGATATTATCCCAAAGACCTCTTTTAGAAACACTACCATCTTTTCTTTTTAACATTTTACTGTCCATTATTTTTTCTTATTAGTTTTTTTATATGCAATATTATCTAGGACCAAATTGGTCAAATGAAAGACCATCTAATGTATCTTCATTTGATTCAAAGTTTTTAGGTGGTAAGTTATTTTTCTTTTGGTTTATTAACTCAGACTGCTGAGTATTCTGTTGGCTTATTCTAGTTGACTTAGCGTCTTCCTTTTGTTGTTCTCTTGTTTGTGTAAAGCTATCTTTATTTGAAGTTAATTGCATATTGTAATCAAACTCTTGAGCCATAAGGTCTTTTTTAAGTAACGCCTCTGTCTCTAATAATTTAATTGAAAATGATGTTTTAGCTTCAGCGGTTTTTATTTCAGCATCAGACTCCATTTGTATTTTCTGCATTGCTGTTTGTGCTGCCATCTGTTGAGATTGTAGATTCTGTTGAGATACCATTGCTTGCTGTTGCATTTGCATTTTTTCTTCTCTCTCCATCTTCTTTAATCTTTTCATTTTTAAAAGTTGGTTAGCAAGTTTTAGATTTTTTATCTCACGAATATCGATAGCATCTTCAAGATTTATATCAGCTTTTGATAATGCTATTTGAATATTAGCCTCTAATTGAGCCTTTTGTTCTTCATCTGGAGATATTTCAATGAATATACCAAAATCATAAATATATAAATCTTTTATATCGTTTAGTATTGACACATTATATTTGCCAATTTTATTAGCAAAGTCATCCTTAAAATCTGCATATTGGAGTATGTCTGATATTCTATATGTTAAAGCCTCTGCTAATGTTCTAAATACATATAGGCTTGAATCTAAAATATGTCTTGTTGCTGTATTTGAATTTAATGCAGCTAATTTCTGAACACCAACTAAAGCATTAGGGTCAGGAGTAGAACCATCTCTAGCCTCATTTAGTCCTGTTACAGAACGAATCATATTTAAGTAGTGGTCATAGTTAGCTAACAACATCTGTGTCTTGCTCGCACCTGAGTTAGATGTTAACTGAGTTATGGGTACCCTTGCATTATTAAATTCACCGTCTTGTGTATATGAACGACCTATAACACTACCTGTTTGGAAGTAAAGTCTCAATGCATCCTCCGGGTTATATGCTGCACCTGTACCAAGGTCTACTTCATTAAGTCCATCTGCATCTATAAATACCCCATCAGGCACAACTCTAGCCATAACCTGTTGTAATTTTAGGTGAGTTATTTGAATCATATCAGCAAATGGAATCATTCTTTTAACTAATGACTCAATATTACCCTTGTACATCCTTGGAGCGCAAGCAACATAGTTTGGTAATGCATGTTGAGATGAAGACTTTGGTCTAACCATATTCTCCATCTTCTCCCATTTTAAGATAATGTTACTACCCATTACCATAATTCCTGAGTACCAAACATCAATAGTTTTTTCAAGTTTCTCAAATCTACCCTCCTCCATCATTTCTGCCGGGGGGTTGAATTGGTCATCCTTTTTAACCATCTTAGTACCACCATTTTCTAGTAGTTTTTTCTTATAAACAACTTTTTCTGTTGTTTTATAATTGTAATATAGTAAAGTACATGTATCATTATGAAATATACTATTTTCATAAAATTGAGAAACATTATAATAATCGTACCAAGACTGACTATATTGAGATATTGTTTTTAAATCTTCAGGTGTAAGAGATTGGTCTATTTTCATTAACTCTGTTATTGGAAGAGTTTTAATCTCACCCCAATAAAAACAATCTTTAAAGTATGGGTCTTCAGTATAACTATATACCATATTAGCCGGATCGACATATGATATTTGAACCCCTGCACCAGGAAGAAAATCGTGCTTTGCTACTTCTATACCAATTACAGCAGCATCATAATCAAGTCTAGTCCTTATTTCATTGTAATGGTTTTCATCAAATAGAGTATTAATTGCCTCCTCCTCTGCTATTTCTATTGCAGGTTTATATTTTAGCTGCATATATAATGACAATTCCTCGTCAGTATTAGGCAAATCTTCAGGATTCATCACAAATGGATTTATTCCCGTATTTTCATGTATTATGTTTAGAACATTTTTAGCAACCATTTGACCCTCAATCATATCTTGATATCTGGTTCTATTGGTTTGTGACATAGCATCCTGTGCATATGCCTTAACTTTAAATAATCTATCCGACATACCATTTACTACAATATCCACAAATTTTGGGATAATAGGAACAGGTGTCCAGTCTAAGTTTAAATATGATAAGTCACCATTTACAGATAACTCATTTTTATATTTTTGAATTGATTGTTCGCCTCTTGCATATAGCCTTAATTTCCTAAAATCTTTCCACTGACTATAATACCTGCATTGCGCTCCATCTTTTCTGAACCACTCATATTGTATTGCCTGACCTATCTGTAAACCATACGCATCTGTCCTTTTCTCACTATCAGAAACAAATTGTCCGGGGAATCCAAGTGGTGATATATCTATCGTTACATCTTTCATTTTATAATTTGACTTGTGTTTCCACCATTATTATACCTTGCAAAATTAATACTTATTTTACTCTCTTGTTTATTAGGCAAATATAAATGTTTTTGATTAGCCATTATTACCAATCCGGAACTAATAGATGCGTCAAATTTTGTTCTATCATTAATATCGAACTTTACCCAATCTTGCAATGTTTTTTGAAATGGCATACATCCTATTTCATCAGAATTCCTATATGTTCCTAATGAGTCGTATCCAATATGTTTTTCTATATATGTTTCGATTGCAGATGCGTGTGATTGTTTAATGTCTTCAGATGAGTTTGGAATACCTCCCAACTCACGTTCAGTATTGCTTAACTTTGATGATGGTTTGTCAGGTCTATTCATAGAATAACCCCTATATCCCCTATTTTTAAAATGATAAAGTAATCGTGGCTTATTATTTTCTGCAAGTATTGGCATACCATAAAATACACAAGCCATAAGAATATCTTCAAAAAATATTTCTGCTGTTTGTGGTCTTGCTATATATTCAAGAAAGAACTCATTAACAGGAGCATCATCCATATGCATTTTAGTCATACCGTGTAATGAACCATTAGACCCACCCCCCCCAACTACAGCAGATATATCATATGGATCACAACCAAAACTACCTATATGTTCATTGCCAGGATACTTCATATTATTTCTTTGTACCATTCTATTTTGAAGATTTTTTGATGGCATCCAACTAACTAGAAAATTACCTGTATTGTCAGGTGTCCATATAACTGTTGAGTCTTTAACTCCATCCTTCCAATGGAACCTACCTTTAGTTACAACCTGTGATAGTATTAGGGAATCATTGTAATCTATTTGTTCGTATAGTTTTGTAAGATTAAATAGTGATGATTTACTATCGTCCCTAAATGCGTGACCTTCTGTTCTAGGAAATTGCCTATAATGTTCATTTAGTGCATTTGAGTCTCTCTTTAATGAATCAACTTCAGCTTCCCAATAATCAATAGCACCATTAATAATTTTATTTCCATCTACACCAAGTATAGGAGTCTTTGGTTTTTGGAATACAGGCATACCGTATTTATCAATAAACCCTTCCATATTCCATTCCATAGGAATAAACAATGAATATAATCCTGACTTAGTTTGACCATTTGCATTTCTTATTGTTATATCTGAATCATAAAAAAGTGTTTTATAATTATCTCCACCTTTGCTAAGTGCATTGGATGTAGAACCCATCATACATTTGCCAATAATTTTAGAACCTAAACGTAAACAGGTTTTAGTTACACCCCAATTATTTAAAATATTGTTAGGTTTTAGCCATTTAGCACTTTCATCATGTGCTAAATAAAGTAACTTTTCTCCATCATATGAATTATCCTCTGTATTTTTCCAATCTATAGTAGTATCTAATCCTTGGATTTCATTATCCTCAGTTTCATACATATTATTTTTTGTAATCTTTTTTGCAGGTATTTTATAAGAAAGTTCTGTTTTAGGTTTATCCATACCATCCATAATAGGAGTAAAGAAAAACGGAAGTTTACTGTTTATTGGTACCACCTTATCGGTAAACATTTTCTTAGCATCAGCCCCTGTCTTAGATAGTATACCAACCCTAGCATTTTTAGCAAGTGTTCCAAGATTTACAGCCTCTGAGGAACACATAAATGAGAACCCTGAACGTCTAATCTTTAAATAAATCATACCGTATGACCTTATATCTGCCTTACAAGCTTCCCAAAATATATAAAATATTCTATTAGCCTCTCTAAAGTCCGGGTATCCAATATCTATACTTGACCACTGCATATACATCCAATGAGACCCCGTTATATAAGTAGGCTCACCATTGTTCATAAACCAATAACCATTTTCACGGTAATCAAACTGTTGCTCTATATAATCTACCCATTTGTTTTTAAAAACCGATGGCATTTCATTCCAATGGAATATAGATTGTATTTTATTTAATTCGCTGTGTGATTTATCTCTCTCCCAATATTGTTCAGACCTAATTGTACTTCTTATTTTTATTGTTTTAGGTTCTTCAGGGAGTGCGATTAAAAGACCTGATATATTAATTATTTGACCTATTCTACCTGTCTTAGATATAATGACCATATCATATTTGTCATTATACCCATATATCCAAGTGCGTGAGTTATTCTTTTGATATAATATTTTCTTATCTATATAGTCATTAACAACACTATATATTTTATTTACTTGCTGATCTTCTTTCTGCAAATCCTTGCTTTGTGTCAATTTTGTCATTTGAATTGTTAATTAAATTTAACGTATCTTCTTCAGCCTCTATCCTTGTAAGTATTTCAAATGCATCAAATATCGCCATTTTTTTAGCTGCTGCTGCGTTTTTTAATCTATCTGCCGCCAAATCTGTATCATCACCTGATTTTATTATATCTTCTTTTGCAACTATTATTAGTTGCTCTACTGCCGCATGTCCAGCAACTATTATCTCCCTCTTTAGTTCTTCAATGCTTTTCATAATTTTATAGTTATTTGATGGTCAAACATTCTATATAACTTTTCTCCATCTATATTAAACTCATACTCACTATCCGGGGTATAACATACACTATCTCCATTGTTAATATTGTTTGATAAAAGATATTTATTTGTATATTTCATTATGCCCATTAGGGGTTCTTCTGAAAAAGGTTTATCTATATAACTCTCTATAACAGGCATCGGCTTTACAAAACAATACTTATCATATGAGAAATATTCACCATTTCTTTTGTACATAAAAAATTGATCCATTTCAATAAAGAATAAATTGTCTCTAAAAAAACTCTTTCCACTTTTTCTGTTACCCTTTATATCATTATAAAATTTAAATACATTATGATGTACTACCAATATATCCCCTACCATTATTTCTCCTACATAATTAACAGGGAGTTCAATAACTTCTGCATATCGGTTAGAAAACGCATGGTCTTCTTCTGATGTGCTAACTATAAGAGTTATACCATCTATATCTTTGGTATTATTATACCTCCTGTCATCAACAGGTTTTGCTATAAAATAAAATGGAGATTTCATTAAAAATTTATATTATACTCAATAGCTATTGGCATATTACTGGTAAATTCTTTCCATAATAATACTTCCTCTTTTTCATTAATAATATATATTTTGATAGATTGCGTTTCTATATTATGCTTAATAAGATGTATTTCATTACTATCACCCAATACTTTTTGACCAACAATATAGTGCATAGCACTTAGTTTGTAGTCTGGACCTACAGATATTTTTCTAATATCCATAGTAAGTTAAGTGTTTTTATGTGTTATTTCACCTGTTTGCATATTGATAATAGTATCAGGTCCATACTTTTGAATGATACCAGTTTCAGTAACCTGGAAATCTTTTCTTAATTGTTCAATAGACTTTAAAGTTTCATATTTTGACAGTTCTAGTTCAGAAATAGCATTCTTTAACTTGCTATATTCTGCATTAATGTCGGATATTAATTTAAATTCCTCATCGGTTAATTTGTTTGATGCATCATAGGTGCCGCCTTTATGTAATTCCATTGTATTTAATTTTTTTCAAATGTATATATATTATTTTAATATATAATTGTCGGAAGGAGAGGAATCGAACCTCTATCTATAGATTAGTTGTCTACCGCTTTTCCATTTAAGCTACCAACCAATTTTACTTTATTAGAATAAAACTAACAAGTATAGCACTAACTATGCCAGCAAATAATTTATTTCGTTTAGTATTTGCATTTATTTTGTCGTATTCATTTAATAACTCTATTTTCTGTTTCAACAACAAGTCCGCATACCCTTTGTTTAGAGTAACTTGGTTTCTTAAATTCACAACCTGAGAACTACACGCATCTAAACTACGACTTTGAATTCTGATTAATGTATCCTGACTTAAAATTATAGCATTCGCCTGTTCTACCACTTCAGAACATTCATTGGTAGTAACAACTGAATCACTCCATACTTGAACTATTTTAGTTTTGTAAATCGTTTTAGCAGTTTTAATGTGACTATTTAAATATTCTATACTATCGTACAATTCTATTATTTTTTGACTGTACTCAGATTCAATGTGGTCGTAGATGGCATTTGAATCTAAACGTATAATAATTGCAGGTTTTTCGGATACAACATTTTTACTTTGTTTATTACATACCCAATTAACCCCAAATAGGGACAAACAAACTGATATAACAATCAACTTTACTTTATTGCTCATAATTTTTTTAACATTTCAATTAATTTTGGATGAGGATATACATCTGACTTATCTTTCCTTACAGAATTATGAGTATACAATCCGCTCTCCCCTTTTAAGGCTCTATTGGTTATGTCCCATATATCTTCCTTGTAACTGATATCTATTTTGTACTTATCCTCCCATAGCAGCAATAACTCTCTCAAGTTATCTATTTGCCCGTCCGTATAGTTTTCATACGCTAGATGCCCTTTAAAAGGCTTTTCAAGTATACATACATCTGTTACTTCCTTGTTAACATAATTATAATACTTACCATCTTTTTCGGTAAGGTATCCCCAGTTACATATTTCCACTCCAATACTTAGTTTGTCAAGGTTCTTGTATGGTAGCCCATTAAAGTTTTTTGGTGCTAATCCAAGATGATATGCCCAATGTTTGGAGTTAAATCCTTGTACCATCGTTCCATCCCTTCCAATGACAATGCAAGTAGCTACATGAACTGGAGTTCTCTGCCAATCCATAAAGACATTCTCTGCTGATGGTCCCCCGGCAGTATGGTGTAAATATATTTGAGTTTTAACCTCCTCTACAGGATAGTAGTTACTAAACTTTATTTGCCGTAATTTCATCTTTTGAAAAAAATAAAACCATTGCCCCACCGATAAATGTTCCGCAATCACTTAATGATGCCTTGCCTAACCATACCAATACTAATGAGATTAACATTAGTCCCATACCAAGACTTGATGTCTTCCAATTTACAAATACTCTATTATACATTATCCTTGTCCTCGGTTAATTTTTTTATAATTCTTGCTGGACTTCAATTTGCTTGATTTGGTCTTTGCGTGAACACCCTTCCTTGTTACTTTATTTGTCTTTTGAAACGACTTGATTTCTTTTGGCATTGATGTATTTTTTATATTCGTTAAGAGTTCTTGCTAAGGTATAAATTATCGTTGCTAATAACAATAATGTTTGCAATAGAACATTTAGGTCAGCCGTATTTATCGTTATAAAGCAAAGGATATTTGCCCCTACTACTTTTAGGTCTTCCAACTCAATCATCACAAAGTAATAACCTCTATGTTATCTGCCCCATATATAGGAGTTAATGTTTCTACTACAGATTCTATTAGCATAGTTTCTGCTGCTACCGTTTCGTACCTTGTTACTAACAAGTTTCCTGATATTGTTGTGTTGAAATCTGCAACATTTGGAATGGAAACTTTACCATCAGCAATAGCTTGAGAATTTTGATACAATAAGGTTGCTACCTGTGCTGGGATTAAACCATCCTTTTGACTCTTGTTATCAGTATAAGCTTCTGCTATCACTAATACACTACCACTTGCTACTATCATACCGCTAGATAAGTTTACTTCTGAATTGATTTTTACTGCTTTCATATATTTGTTTTTAAAATTTTATTTATTTGTATTATTAATTAGGTGGGAATGGTGGATCGTTTACTTCAAATTCTGTTGGTTCTCCAAGTATAGGCAATAAGCTATCATCATATTGTATGTACCAAAACTGTGGGTCATTTAATTCTGCAAATTGATAGTCTACCCAATTTTGAGTAACATCATCGGGTGAAACTGGAATGCCGTAATAGGCATCACAAGCCTCTCGGGCATCTATTGCCTCTTGTTCTGTGTCGTATTTGTATCCGTTAAGTACCATAATATGCTTTTAAGTTATTTTCAATATTAATATTATTTGCTGATTGGTCAGATTGATAAAGTATTACTTCTGACATTGAAAAATTACCTAAATTAGTTGTTTGTTGTCTATAAGAACCCATCCAGGTTTGCGTTGAAAATACTTGTCCTCCTAATTTTGCCACTGTTCCATCTTGAACACCATTTGTCCTTAAAGTTATATTTGTAGTATTCCACAATGCAGTGCCTTGAAAAAGTGATGTTTGTACATTTAATTGGTTTATAAAAGCAAAAGTACCATTATAAACCATATCTATTTTACCATTATTTAAAAAATTTATTGCATTTGAATTATCAACACCAGTCGCTTTATTGGTAAGTATTCCGCCAAATGTATATGTTGTTTTAGGCAAAGTAACATAATAACAAGATAAGTTAGTACTATTTAACAATACTGACGATATAATCATATATGAACCATTAAATCTTAAACTTGGTTTTGAATTTTCGGTTAATATAGTACCACTACTTACTATTTGTGGTTGATTTACTGCTGTTGTTTGTATTGCATTTAAAAAGTTTCCTGATTGGTCATAAAAAGTAGTCACAAAACCATTATTTGCTCCAACAAATGTAGTTAATGCCGATGTGTCAAGATTACCACCACTAAATCCAATATCTTGCTCTGCATTATCACTTGATCTCCTTACACGAATTGCGCTACCTGCATATGCAGTTCTTAATTTTCTAAGTGAATACGCTGTTGCTGCTGATGGATATATATCCAACAATGGCATATTATAGTAAATATTTTGATTAGTAATTATTGCGGTTTGATTAGCACTATTATTTCCACTAAAAATAACAACCTCTTGAAGTTCTCCATCAAAAAAATCTGCTAGTCCATTATTGTTTGCACCTAATGTTAGTTTTACGGCAGTTGTTCTTGGTGTTCCAGAGAAAGCACTACTTGTATTATTTACGTTATTTATCCCTGCCGCAAGAATTGTTCCTACCTTTGAACTATTCATTACTTGCTGAGTATTTATCGAAAATGTAGGACTATTAACATTTGTAAATGACCCAGCAGTATTAAATAATAAGTTTCTAAATGTATCAAGGTTTCTATAAATGTATTGAGCAACCCTTGTTCCAGTTTGGTCATCTTGGTCAACTATACCAGCATTACCAACGGTTGTAGATGTTGAGCCAACAGCACATATCAAGTATTCGCCATTTTGAGGACTTACACCAGCAGATGTTAATAAAAACATAGTTGACGCTGCGGTAAATTTAAGAGATGCTAATAAGTTAAGCACATTTAAACTTCCAGATGTAACTATTTTAGGCTGCTTTAATGCAGTTGATTGAGATACATTAAAACTTGATGTTCCTATTTGAGAATACCAAGTCACAACAAATCCATCTGTTGCAGAACAGAATGTCAATAAACTTGCAGTGTCTAACACGTTAGATACAAAACCTATATCTTGCTCCGTATTGTCACTTAACCTTCTTACTCTAATAGCAGAACCAGCGTATGCAGCACGAAGTTTTCTAAGAGAATATGCTGCCGTGCCATTACCATACAAATCCAATAACAACGGAGTTGTGGTAGTAATGCCTTGTAGAAAGTTAAATGGAAATATCATTATTCGGTTGGTGGGAATGGTGGTGGAAAAATAACCTCAAATTCACTTGGCTGACCAAGCACTACTAGCAGTGACTCGTGATATATAATGTACCAGAAAATAGGCGTATTTAAATTAGCCTCACTATAGTCAGTCCAATGCGTAGTTGTATCTGTTGGGTCAACAGGAATACCATAATAGGAATCAACTGCACCTATAGCATTTATTGCTTCTTCTTCAGTGTTATATTTATAGCCGTTACACAATCCCATAATATGTCATTCCATTAGTTATAATATTCGATTTATTGACTGAGTTATTTCCGTTAAAAATAACTGCCTCTTGTATCTCTCCATCATGAAAATCTCCAAAACCGTTATTACCAGCACCAATAGTTAACTTAACAACATTAGTTCGCATTGTTTTACTGTATGAATTGGTAATTTGAAAGCCATTATTTATCTGTGAACCGAATAAATTATTATTTATATTATCCGTCACATACATTTTTTGTTGATTTATGTTAATACTAAGACTTAATACCTGTGCGCTAGTTCCGTCTGTAAAAAATATTAAATGTCTAATTTGATTAAAATTTCTATGTATATATTGAGCCACACGAGCGTTTGCATTTTGCTGGTCATCTTGGTTTATTATAGAACTGTTTTGTGGTGCTGGTGTTCCAGTTGTAGTTGTGGATGCAACTGCATACGTTAAATATTGTCCACTCTGAACAGTAACCCCATTAGCGGTGACTAATGCGGTATTATTTGCAAATCTGTATTGAATAGATACCTTGCCATTTAAAGTGTTTAAAACACCACCAATTACAATTTTAGGTTGTTTAATAGCCGTTGTTTGGATTACATCCATTGTAGAACCACCAATCTGTGAATACCAAGTTACAACAAATCCATCTGTAGCAGAACAGAATGATAGTAAAGATGCCGTATCTAATACGTTGCTAACAAATCCTATATCTTGTTCTGTATTGTCACTTGCTCTTCTAACACGAATAACTGACCCACTATAAGCGTTTGTTAATTTTCGCAAAGAATATGCAGCGGTACTATTAGGGTATAAATCTAATAATAACGGAGTTGTTGTATTAGTTTTTAAAAAGTTAAATGGAAATAACATTAATAATTTAAACTGTAAGTTCCAAAGAAATTAGTACCATCGTGAAATAAAGTTATAATATCAGTTTTACCTACTGTTGTTGTTAGTGTTGGTGCAGTTCCACCACTCCACTTAACTGTAGCAGGATATGTTAATGTATAACTTCCAGTGCCACCTTGAATAACCTTCAAAATAAAAACACCAACAACGTGACCGCTAAATGTTAAAGTGGTAGATGCCGTTAAAGTTAAATTCACAATATTACCAGATGCAAATGGAATATTTACAGTTCCTCCACTTCCAGCAATTGTTTGTGCTGCTCCATTTAAGTAACCCCAATTAGTGCCGTCATAGTAAGCCGTACCTTTGTTGGTTGTATTATGTACTAATAATCCTTCTGCTGGAGATACAATAGCCGTTCTTTGAGCGTTGGTCATACGGGGCATTAAAAAGCCTTTTGTAGTAGAATCAACTTGCAATTGTGCAGAAACGTCTGGAACAGAAGCATTGAATGTACCAACACCACTATCTGTTACCTCAAATACAGATACACCATTATTTTGGCAATCAATATGACTTGCAGAGCCACTTGTTCTATTTGTGGCAATAAAAGTTCCATTGGCGTTTCCAGCAAATTTGTTTGCAGTAGATCCATCAAATGCAGCAGGAGTTCCTAATGATAAAGTAGCAAAGTTTGCATTTGCCGTTGGACTACCTCCAATGTGAACTGGTGCTTTAGGGTTATTAGTTTTTATTCCTAAATTACCCAAACCACTTTGCATCAAATAAACATCTCCCGTAACACCTCCTTGATTATTGAGAATATCAAGCTGTGAATACCATCCCCCGTTAAAATAAGCACCAAATTGGGTTCTTGTAGTACCAGGCGCACCAGGTGATGCCAAAAACGACATTGACCTCGCACCCCCTAAAGGACTATATGTATCAATAGAAGTTCCAGCAACCAATTCTCCTTGTGCTGCATTGCCTGGATTAATCCTAAAACCTACCGCTTGTAAATTCCCATCATCAGTAATTCGCAATAAATCTTCAGATGAACTATTAACAATTTTAATAGTTGTCGTTCCACTTGTTGTTCCTATCCCTTTAACGTGCAATGAGGCAGATGGAGTGTTAATTCCTATTCCTAACCTATTATTAACATCGTCCCAAAAAAAGTTTGTTGCATCACTTGTAAATACACTACCGTTTGAAAATTGAATTGCACCACTTACCCCACTTGGAACACCACTAACAACTAAATTCCCGCTACCCAAAATAGACGTGGAATTTATAGTTTTAATGTTTGTTCCACTTACTAAAGCCGCTTGTTTGCTATTAAAATTAATCCAATCTGCTGCCGTTAATACACCACGATTAGAAACATTTGCACTTGGCACATTTAAAGTGATTACTGGCGTAGTAGTTCCATTTGCAACCGTACTACTTAAATCACTTCCCGTAGTTCCTAATGTCAAGGCAGCTACACTTGTAACTGTTCCACTTCCACCCCCACCTGAGTATTGAGGAATATTTAGAGTAGCACCTACTAACGTTGC